AAGCATGAGAAGATGCAGGTGGTATTGGTATCATCCACGAGAGTGCAGAAAAGACAATCAATATTTTAAAAGGTTTAAGAAACGGAGTATAGTATGGGATTAGATAGAATTAAAGATGGGACTGCAAGATGGTATGTGGTCAACACTCAGAATCTTGAGGAGTATGGAACTAACTTCCATAAGTTCAAAGGTGGTTCTGAGTATGTGATTGGATTCCACGTGGACAAACTAATCTATGAGGAAGATGCATTTGGTGAGGGTGAACACTCTTATTACAATTCACCTTCTCTTACGGAGGCATCTGTTGCTGCTCTTGTTATGAAACATGTCAACAGACTGAATGGTCTGAGTGGTTCATTTGATTATATCACCAACATTGAAGTGATTGATTCACCTTTTAACACACCTGACCACCCAACATGGAGAGGTAGTGCAGAGGACTTGATTGAGGAAATCGAGGACTTGAGAGAATACAATAAGAACATGGTGGCATAACACTTGGGGAAGTGTCAGGGTGACTAGGGTCACCCTTTTTTACATACACTAAATAAATATTATTATGAAGAAGATTTTGGAAAAAATAAAGAGGTGGTGGAAACCTGAGTACAAGATTACTGTGTATCGGAAATCAGATGCAGGTAACACTTTCACACATGTACATAATGTGAGTAAAATTCTGATTCAGAAAGAAAAACACTTGAAATTCAAAGAACATGAATCAGGTAAATGTGTGGAGTTTAGGTCAGCAGAAGGACTTACTTACACCATAGAGGAGTTATAATGAATCAATTTTTTATTGCAATTATACTGGTACTAGGACTAGGGTCATGGTATTTGTATAATGAGAATCAAACACTCACTGCAAACAACATCAAGTTGGAAGGTGCAGTCGAAGAACAGAAACGTACCATAGAGACCATCAAAGAAAACTTTGAAAGACAGGGTAAAGCACTACAGACCATGACTCGTGCAAATGCACGAATAGAGGCAGAGAAAGATAGATATCTTGACATCTTTCGAAGACATAATTTAGATAAACTTGCACTTGCAAAACCAGGCTTGATTGAAACAAGAATCAACAATGGAACTGCAAGTGTTTTTGAGGATATAGAGAATGATAGCAAGAACATTAGCAATCTCGACTCTCCTGATTCTGATTAGTGGTTGTTCCTTATTAGGAACACGTCAGATAGAGGTTAAGTCGGAACCAGTAAAGTTGGAAATCATCCAACCCACATTACCACGTCCAATTGATTTACAGAATCCTAAGTGGTACGTAGTGTCAGAAGCAGTCATCACCAATCCTTGTATTAAACGATTGCAAGACGATGGGTCTATGAAGAGACCAAAAGAATGTCTACCTGAAGACAGAGAGAATCCTGAGTGGCCTGAGGGTTATACATACTTAGATAGATTCTTAGATGAAATGAAAAGATTGAATGGTGGTGACATAGTATTTGTTGCAACCACAATTGGAGACTATGAAATGATGTCTGCAAACATGCAAGAACTACGTAGATACATCCAACAAATGGGTGAGGTAGTTGTATATTATCGTAATGTAACCATCAATGACGAACCTGCTGTTGGTGTGGAAGTGAAAAAGAATGAGACCAAACAACCCTAAAACACAATATCAACCTGCAAAAGGTGAACACTTACAACTGTTTGCAACACCCATGTTCAGAGGATTCTGTCCACTAAACTTAAACGAAGTTGCAGATGACGTAAGAGACATCATTGCAGAGATAAAAGAACGTAATCCTGATGGTGAAGTGAACAACACATACACATCATATTTTCATGAAGATTCAAGAGAGAAGACTGAATCATTGCCATGGTTTGAGGATTTTGCAAACTGCATGAAAGACTCTTACATTGAGTTTATTAGATTGCATTACAATTATCAAGTAGATGCATTGAATAGGTCAGATATTCATTTTTGTGCATGGGTCAACAGATATGAGGGTGCAAATTGGCATGACACACATAACCATGTCAACTCTTTAATTTCAGGAACATTTTACGTCAAGACAGTTGACACACAACCTATAAAGTTTTTTAGTCCAAATAACGTTGCAGAGTTTGCTACACGTGCAAAGATGGAATACTATGATGACATTCAAGGTTTAGAAAACATGAAAGTGTATGGTACTCCAACCATGCAACATGAAATACAAGTCTTCCCTAGAGAAGGAGAGTTCTTATTATGGCCCTCATATCTTATGCATGGTGTTCCTGCACCTGACCCTGAGAGGGCAGACAACTATGAACGTATATCAATATCCTTTAACCTTACACATAACGAACCATTGAATAACACTCAACATGGTACACCTATGTCTTATAACTTTTTAAAATGAAACCTTATATAACAGAAGAATTATGGGCATTAAGTCCAACGATTGAACCTCAATATGATGAGGAGACTCAAGTTATCACAATTGATAACTTTTACGAGAACCCTGATGACATTTATGAACACTTAATGTCACGTCCAGTGCCGATGTGGAAATACAACTCAGAACGAAAGAATTCTAGAAACGGTATTGACTATAATGATTGTAGAGTTGTAGACACAGTTGGTCATCCAACAAGATTATACACTAACAGTAACGAGAGAATCAAAGACATATGCAGACAGCATTTTTGGAAAGGTGAATACAGTTTTCAGAACATCATTGAAGTGAACTGTTTTCAAACTCTTACAGTGTTTGATAATAAACTGCAACACTACCCTCATATCGACAGTGAACTTTCATGTCCTGATTTGAGTGCAACACTTAACATGCTAGTGTATTTGGACAAAGAGGATGATGGTGGTACTGCAATCTATGGTGGTGAATGGATACATAATGATGAACAGAAGAATCTATTGTATCCAGTAGAGAATGACTTTACAGTTGAACACATCATTCCTGCAAAGTTCAATAGATGTGTCATATTCCCTGGCAACAGATTACATGGTGCATGGATTGATGATTATAGTAAATTTACAGGTGATAAGTGGAGATACACATTGGTGAGATTCTTCCACCCTTGGGGTAATCCTAACTACAATGGACAAGTCTAATGAAAAGAAGAGATATTAAAAGAGTAAAACAAGATTTTGACGACAATGCACCTCCAATGTTAATTATTGGAGAAAGACTCTTGTCAAGAGAGGAATGTGATAATATAATTAATGAACACATGCGACTTCCCTTTTCAGAAATAACCATGGGACATGAAGGACAGGAAAATAAGGTTGCTGCAGTAAATGAAGAGGACATGAACCACACTTGGAAGTACTCTATACCTGACACTAAAGAGTTTACAGTTCTCCAGCCAGGCAGTGTAGAGTTCGATAGATGTATAGAGTTTTGTTACGACTACTTACCTAAAGCACCTGAATATGGCAAAGTTAATTATGCACAAATTATTAGATATCCTGAGGGTACATTATTTCCGTTTCATAAAGATGATGCAGACAGTGAGGACACTGCAACTGCAATATTCTTTCTTAATGAGGAGTATGAAGGAGGAAGACTGAATGTAGAAGGACATACAATTCAACCTCGTAGAGGTACAATGGTAACATTCAATCATTCAACCAAAAGATGGCATGGAGTGGAACCCATATACAAAGGAGAACGATGGGTCTTTGCAATTTGGTTTGGATTTCAAGACGAACAATTAGAAGAAGGAACAGACGATGAGTCAATTTCAGAAGTGCAGTCAGTGTCAGACGATGTTAGACCTGACTCAAGTGAAGTATTGGATTGATGATAGCAATCTTCATGTATTTTGTGATGCATATTGCTCTCATGATTGGCATATAGAACGTGATAAGAAGAATAAAAAACCTGTTAACAGGGGTAGGGACGAAAAGAGAACTCGATAAGTTCTCTCCTAACTTAGCAAATGTGTTATTCACTGCACTCGGATTGGGTGCAGTGTTTTTCATTCTTATAACAATACTCATGTCACTGACACTACAGATTACATAATGTACGGATTACAAAATTTAGAAACACGTAAATTTGAAGGGTTGTTTTTTCATGCACCTAAAACTGCAGGTTCACTTTTACTGAACTATGTAAAAATGAACTATGGGCATCAATATCGGTTTAGGACACTGCATGGTGTTCTTCCACTCTTTAATAATCCTAATTTAAAGATGGAAGAGGTTGAAATGCATGACCATGCTCACCTCACAATCGACCAAGCATTTGAACTCTATCCTACACTAGGTGACTGGATAGATGAGAACAACATCGATGTGTTCACTATGACACGTGACCCATATGAAAGGTTTGTGTCTTGTCTTCGATTCATTCCAGTGATGATGAATTTAGATGTAGACGGAACTGGTGTCCCTAAGTTCAGAGGACAGATGAGTGAATCAAGATTCCATCAAGTGTACACTAACATGATTATGTCACCACAGGCACGATGGATATGTAGAGACGGTAAACCTTTTGCACGTACCATACATATCAAGGACGTTAGAGGAGAGGTTGCACCCATCTGTAATAATGTGTCTGTAGATTTTACCACAAAAGTATGGACGAATGAAGATGCATCAAAAAAGATGCTAAATGATTTTATATTACCCAAATTTCCCCTTGACGAACAGACCAAACTGTTTGTACAATGGTTATGGAAAGAAGATTTTGATTTGGGGCTGTAGCTCAGTTGGGAGAGCACCTGCTTTGCAAGCAGGGGGTCGGCGGTTCGAACCCGCCCAGCTCCACCATGAAGGAGAGGTGCTAGAGTGGTCGAATAGACTGGTCTTGAAAACCAGCGAACCGAAAGGTTCCGTGGGTTCGAATCCCACCCTCTCCGCCATTTTTTAACATGAGGACTCAGTAATGAGATACGATTTAGATGTACTAGAACAGAATATCAAACAATGGCACTACGATAGAAACCTTATCGAAGGTGCAAACGATAAAGACCAAGTATGCAAACTGATTCAAGAAGTCGGTGAACTCAGTGACAATGTATGCAAGGGTAAGGATGTTGCAGACGACATCGGAGACTGTATTGTAGTGTTAATTAACATTGCAACACGAAACAATCTATCCTTGGGTGACTGTATGAACCAAGCATGGATGGATATCAAAGACCGTAAAGGAAAGATGGTCGATGGTATTTTTATCAAAGAAGTCTAAGGAGACTAAAATGACTGAACAAGATAGAGACCGTAGGTCGGTAACACTTCATGGATACGTTATTGAAGTGATGGAAAGTGGTATTCGATTAGATGCAGGGATTTCTCAACAGATGTTGGGACTGGAACTAGGTGACACTCTAGTGTGCAACGTGACAGACAACGGCATTGAACTCAGAGTGGTAGACGATGACTACAAACTCATGTACAAAGACGAAGAACACTATTGACAGAACGACTCATCTGTAGTACAATAGAAGTATTACTGTATTATAAGTGAGTCAGTTATGGGATTTTTAAATTTAGGTTCAAGTATCAAGTACGGGCCACATGGTAAGAAAAGAAAAACCAATGCTTTTAAGACTGTGTCAAAACGTACTAAATATAATGAACTAATCTCTCAACAACAGAAGATTTATGACCAAGTGATGAGAGAAGTGAAGGAAGAAATTCCATCCCTAGTCACACATACAACTGGAAACTTGACCCCACGTCAAGAACCCATGGTGTATAGTGGCGAGAGGAAATTGTTAGGAATCGCAACCATGCACAAATCTAACATGGTGCCTATCTTCATGGAAGACAAGGAACATGCAAAAGATATTGCACGGATGCGAAGAAGTTAATTTATTATTGGAGATATAATATAAAATGGCTATTGAATTAGTTTGTATAAAAACCAAGGATAATGGTGTAACGACTGAGGACATCAATCGATTCAAATTATCCTTAGACCGTATTCGAGTCTTACGTGACGTAGGATTTCAAAATTGTCGTCTAAACGTATTGACTGACGACAAGACAGGATTGGATGAAGACATTCGTGTTATTCCTTATTTGGGTAACGATAAAATCACCAACCCTAAATTTATTCCACTAGAACTGCATAATTACGATGATTTCTTCGGTGCTGGTACTAAGACCATGTATTTCGATGCAAACATCATTGCACGTGACCTAGCAGGAGGATTCTGTTTTGATGGTATCCCTGACAGAGGGACTACTAGTGAGACAACGTTTAAGTTCAATGCAGAACAAATTACCAATATCACAGACAACAACCTACCCTTTATTCATCTAACTGAAAAGTGGTGGGACACTGAACATACGTACAGTGACTGTTATTTTGGTTTTGTTGCAGGTGACACACGTGATGTTTATCGTAAGTTCATGACAGACCCTGAAGGGTATCAAACCAAGTACGATAACGTTGCTGATTTCTATGAGAACGAATTCGAAGGGTTTGTTTTACCAGTCAAAAAGGGTACCTTCGGTGGTTACCATGTCGACAATGTTGCAAAGAATAAGGAAGTCAATGACCTGTATGAGGACATCGTCAGACCTGAATTCGAATCTAATCCTGATAACTGGAGAGGTATGGGTGGTGAACCTGAAGCGAAATTCATCGAATTCAATCATGAATATCGTGACATCACCAAACAATGCTCATTCTTAGTGTTGGAAAGAGGAGAAGACAACAAAGACCCATTTACGGATAGGTACCTACACCTATGGGTTTTGTAAAACAAGAAATTCTCAAATATTATAACCAACAAGAAGACAGGTTATATCTTCAAGATAATAGGGGTCTCGACTTAGACCCCTATTATTATAATGAAGTTGATACATTCTTCACACCTGACGAATGCGACTATATGACTCATATCGTCCTCAGAGACGAAGAAAGAATCAAAGCCATACCAAACCCCTCCACTAAACCCTATAAGGGTCTCACAAGACAACATGATGTCTATAACTGGTTAAATCACCCTGACTTCCAACGTCTGAATATACCACAACGCTTGTTGGGACTGGATGAATTTAAAGACTTGGATTGGGTATTATTACAATGCTGGTGCAACGTTCTGAGACAAGGAGAAGACCTGCATAGACATTTCCATGAATATCACCCTAATCAGGTAATACCCTGCAACATGTTTTTATCAGGTAACCCCAAGACTGGTACACACTACTACAGGGACGCTCGACCCTCATATACACCAAACGAGGTAGGGAAACTCACCATAGTCGGACATAGACTCGAACACGAAGTCAAAACCAATCAATATCAACAACCACGTGTCTCCATGGCACTAGACGTATACGTAAAGAAACCCATGTATCAAAAGACGGTTAGTTATCAGAATCGATATGTGCTTTATTGTAAAAGTGACGGCGAATCAGAAACACTCTAGTGTATGCAACAAGTGTCATCCATAGGGTAATCGTAGTACCTATTAAAAACGTATCAGACCACCCCAATAGGTCAATACAAATATACAAACCCAATAGATTCAAAGGGTAATTAATCAGTAATCCTGTAAAGACTGTTGTAATAGTCTCTTGATGTATCTTTCTTGTTTTTGGACTCATATATCCAACTCCTAAATTCATTATATTCAAACACCAACCCACCTGCATCACGTATCGAATTCATCATGTTTTGCACTTCATTGTACTTATTATCAGGTACCAACCCTATAGAATACACTAACACGAGCTGCGATTTATAACAATTATGTCTCAGGTTTAAGTCGATATATGCAAGTTTCTCTATATGACTCTCACAAGTGTTAAGTCTTTTACACTCAACATGATACTGTTTACCATTAATGATTGCAGTCATATCACCCTTTTTACCTCTTGCGCCCACATAATTAGTGTAGACAGGACGTGTAACAATTCGTTTATTATCACGGTAATGTGTAGGGACACTTATATCATTGTAGGTGAGGAAATCAAAGACTTCTTTTTCAAACTCTGCACCTGTTTTCTGACCTGATTTACCTGCTGATGGAGGTGTATCATAGGTCTGTATGTGACCATCTAAGGTCTGACTTATTTCAAAGTTCATAGGTTACTCCTATTGTTTTTGAGAGACGTGTAACTATTCCACCTTGGATATATCTACGTTTCTCGGTTACTTAAAACTATTATACCACTCTGAAACCCTTATGTATAGGGGGTTTTGAATATAATTTGTAGGCGATTATGGTGCAAGGGAATATATTGTGTGTAGAAGTGTGTCAAAGTGTGTAATAATAATCGAAATATAGGGGAGTGGGAGAAAGTGGATTATTTTGGGTTTTGGTGGTGCTGTTTGGGGAGACAAACACGATTTTTAACGTGGAGTCAAGGGGTTGACACGGCGGAGATTTTGTGGTAGGTCTCAGAGGTTTCTCCACACGCACCCACACGCACACAGCATCTCAGAGAGATTCAGAGTCAAACCTGTGTGTCTCTGAGTGTTGACAATGCCCCTCACTTTTTTATATAATGGCTACATGATGAGATTTATACAAGAACACGGACTTTTAGATGGTGACTTTATCGTCCCTATGGTATCAGTCTTTCTATTACTTACTATTGCAGAGGTTATCTAACATGGCATACGTATCACAAGAACTTAAAAAGAAACTCTCTCCTTCTATTAAAGAAGTACTGAAGAAGTACGGTATGAAGGGGTCTATTGCAGTGAATAACCATTCTACTCTAGTGGTTAACCTGAAGAGTGGTTCTATAGACTTTAAAAAAGATTCTAACTCTGATGGTGGTTATCATTATCAGATTAACCCCTATTGGTATCATGAACACTTCAGTGGTGTGGCAAAGGACTTTCTTGTTGAGTTGTTTAGTGCTATGAAACCTGCAGATGTGTGGTATGATAACACTGATGCGATGATTGACTACTTTGACACTGCATATTATGTGGATGTGAACGTAGGACAGTGGAATAAAGAGTATCAGGTGGTATAAAAGGGTTGACAAAGCCCCTCATTTTTTGATATACTACCTATGTTGTTTGGGAAAACGTCTTCTGGCGTCCTCCAAGTGGGTGAGAATCCCATGATGATGGACTAGACATTAACTGCTTGACGTTTTTTCCCCTTTTAATTTGGTGAGAAGTATGATATAATAGACACATAAGAGTAACCAGTGCAGACTCTTGTATTTGTAATGAATAATGTGACGGCACTGGGGTAGACACCACCGAGACCATCCATGGGGGGAATGAGAAAGACCCCCACCTTTTCTTGAACAAGGTTATAAACAAGAGGATAGACGTGTATCTATTTGATGTGTACAGTATTGACACTAAGGTCGTCCCTATAACAGGTGATTGGACTCGTGTCAACAGTTATATGGGTTTAATGAAGCGCACAGAGACCCCTGTGAGTCTCTCAGAGGCAGATAGGATGCTCTCAGAGTTGCAATCAAAGGGTCATATCGTAGAACTGCGTAGACTGGTCTCTGAGGAGTTCAAAGAGTGGACTAAGGGGTACGTATAGGGGAACGTCTTAGAACAGTGCTGAGGGACTCCTAGACGGTCTGAGAAACGACTAAACCCCCCACCTTTAATATTCTCAGTGGATATATAAACACATGACTAAAATTTTTTTTCTGGCCATTTTCACTTCCGTAACCTTTTTATCAGGTTGCAGTATTATCCCTAACGATAACCTTATTAAATGGAAGTGTGACAATCATGAGTGTTTTGTTTGGACTAATGTGCTTATCTGCAACAAAGACAACACTCACTGCGAGTACATTGATTTCCCTATACTGAAGGAAGACCACTGATGGTTGTCTCCTTTGACCGTCTACACAAGGATTTAAAGGGAAACCAAGTCCGTATTACGTTTAAGAGTATGAAAAGTGGAAGAATGATTACCTCTACTTACACTCTACATGACACTATTATTAAGTCACAGAAAGAGTCTGAGCGTATTATTTGCTACGACATACTCAACGATAGATACGAAGATATTTTTATTGCATCTATAAAAGATTATGAGATATTATAGCTTGTGAGTCTGATTAATTAAGTCCCTTGCTTTGTGAGTGTATATACTGGGGAATATTCCGTGAATGATTAATATTCCTGCAATTTTCCAAGCGTGGACTAGGTGTACCATATAGGACATTCCGACTTCTTTTAGATGTTTATTCATCTTTTATTTATTTTTCCCCTAGACATTACACCCATTATTGTGTATAATGAATATAATTAATAACGAATATGTTAAATTTAAGAAAGGTTCTTAAGACAACAACATATTTAAAAACGTCCATGGAGGACTGCTTATGACAAAACATAACTATGTACTAGACCCTGACAAAGAAAACTTTGTCACGGAATTTCAACCAACCTTCGATGAGGGGACTTCGACTTTTATTAAGGGTGGAGTGACTATCGATTGGTTATTCGACTCTTGTTTCAAAGAGAAAAACTTCTTCACAGGTGTACGTACCTACCAGCGTGAAAAGGTGGCTTCGGTACCGTGGAAACAGGAAGTCCTTAAAACTATTTTAGAGGAAGGATACAAGTCCATTCCTGAAATTCACATTCGAGTGATGAGTCCACTGAGGTTTGAACTCACCGATGGGCAACAGAGAACCTCTGCACCCCTAGACTATATGCAGGATGGGTTTCCTCTTGCACCTAAAACTATTTTTAGAAACACAGACTATAGTGGTCTCTTGTATTCTGAACTTCCTGATGAAGTCAAGGATGCAATTCGCAACTATGAGATATCTTGTAAGTGGTATGTTAATTTAGACGACCAAGAAACGTCTAACTTGTTTATTAAAATTCTGAACAATGTCAATACCATGAATCATCAAGAAATGCGAAACGCCGTGTTGGGTGTGTATTCTGACTTTGTTCGTAACACTGCAAGAGACGATGGTCTTGCACAGTATTCACAATTTGTGCATCCTCTGTTTCAGAGAACCACCGATAGAAACGGCAAACAAACACTCAACTATTTCTCTAAAGGGTTTAAACTCAACGGTAGAATGGAAGTGGACGAATGGTTACAGAACTTGTGTTACTTGTTTTCATACGGTAAAGATTGGAAAAAAGGTATATCCTCACAAGCAATGCAAACCAAGTGGGTAAAGGAAATTCAAAAAAGTGGTGGTATCTTTGCAGTAAACTATACCGATGAAAAACTTATCAGACAGATTCTTAACCTTGCACTCAATATTATTTCGAACTATCCTAACAGACAACGTTTGTCGCCTATGGTTTCGTTGATAATGGTGTGTTATGCAGTGTCACTGATTGACATCACAGGTAAAGGCACTGGAAGAAAACTCACTCCAACAGTTTCGTTAGACCCTGTTAAGTTTGGTCTTCAATTCGACAAGATTTATACCGACTGGAGTTGCATGACGAAAAGACTTTTTGAAAAAGAAACCATGTGGACTGCAGAGAAGGCAGAGAATTCCGATGATGCACCCCCAGCTGCTGTCATGCAACCCTTCAAACAATTGTTTGGTGGTAAGAATGCAGTTGCAATTGGGACGATTAAAAAAGTACTAGATACCTGCACTCCTAAAGAGTGGGGTATCACAAAAAAAGATGGTAAGCGTGCCTTTACTGACGAAGAGAAAAGTCAAAGACTGACTGAACAAGGTGGTAAGTGTTTTTGGACTGGAGTGCCTTTGACACTTGACCGTGCAGTAGGAGACCACTATGTGTTACATTCACTTGGTGGTGAAACTACCATGGACAACCTAGTCGTAACATCAAAACAAATAAACGGTAAACGTTTAAATATGAGAGCAGACCACTTTGCAGAATATATTCAAGAGAATTATGACTTGGATTATGACCATGACACTTACTTTAAGGAGTTGACTGGTGCTTGATTTTGCATGGAAAGGTTTTACGAATATCGTAGCAATCCTATGGTTCTTTCTAAACATGGTGACACTCGTCACCATGTTTATTTTAATAATTGCATTTGCGATTGACCCTAGTTGGTTAGCAAAGACGTTGGAGGTAACGTGCCAAAAATAGAATTTACAGAAGAACAAAAAGAACAGATTGGGAAATTAAAATCCCCACGAATATTTAAATCTGCAACTCCTAAGTATACCTTAGACTGGTATCTTAAATGGGTTGCATCTGCATTTGTTTTGGTTGCAATGTCGATGCGAGGAGTCGAAGGGTTTCAACTCTATGACCTAGTCATGTCCATCATCGGCATCGTCCTATGGTTAGTAGTGTCCGTCTTATGGAATGACCGTGCATTGATTATTTTAAACGGTGCAGGGTTATTCTTTTTATTAAGGAATTTATTTAATACAATATCATGAGAGTATTAGTAGAAAGTTATGGGGATGTTCGTATTTTTTATGAACGTCCTTATGGGTATAAACGATACATCGTTGAATGGCCTGATTCCACACAAATGTTTAGTGGACTTTGGTACAAAGAAAAAGATGTTCGTGAAATAGTAGAACGAAGGTTACACTTCGCTAAAGGAGAATAGTATGTGGGATGTGTTTTGGAACTTTCCTCTTTTCATGTATCATTTAATATTTACACTTTTATTTTGGGTGATGATACTTACTGGGTTGTATGCAGTGGTAACATTCTACTGGGATAAATACAAAGATAAGTTGTCGTTTCCTAAACGTAATAAGGATGACGATGACATCGATTGGGAGAATGGTATATGACCACAGATTTAATTTTAATTCACGCTGTTTTTATTCTTGCATGTGCAGGAGGTTCTTGGTTTGCAGGATGGAAACAAGGTAAACGAGACATCATTAATATGTTTATTGACGATGACTTGGTAACAATAGAGCAACTGGAAAGAAAATATTCGGACTCCTAAATAACTATATAAAATAAAACAGGAAAATATATTATGGAAATTCTTGCGATTAATTCTTCACACGATACTTCGATTGTTACCTTTAAAGACGGTGAGATTACGAATGTGTGGGAAGAAGAAAGACACAGACGTGACAAGTATTGGTCACCTTCAGAGAGTGAAGCAGAACTCTTAACCATTGTTCAACGTGGTATTGAAACACCTGAACACCTTGCATTTGCATCCTTTGACCGTAGAGTTCTTCTCTTAGGTTTATCTGAAGAAGTTAAACAAGACCGTAGACTACAAATCGATATTGCAAATGCCTTTGCACACGAACAAGTAACTCGTAGTCGTCTTGAACTTATCATGGAAGAGTTCAATGTTAAAGGTGCAAAACCTCGTATTACGATTAAGGAAGAACTACTAGACGGTGATAACACTATCCATGACAAGATGGCACAACAACTTGGAGTGGACAAATATCATTTTGAAACTGAACATCATTTGTATCATGCAGAGTGTGGATATTATTTCTCACCTTGGTATGCAGACGATGAACCAGTGATTGCAATCGCATGGGACGGTGGTGGTGCCATGAGACACTATGAACGTTATCCTAATTATCAAGAAATTGAATCCATCTATCGTATCGATTCTAAACACACAGAACCCAAGTTACAATGGCAAAGACTCTCTAATCATAGAGGATTAAGTGAGTGGAAAGCTGATGGGTTTGTTAACATGTTAGAAAATTGTTTGGATTGTCCTGACGATTTAGAAGTTGAGATTGAAGGTGTACCAACAGTGTTCACTTCCCTACCCTCATGTGGTATGAACTTTAGTAATCTGTCCTATGCATTAGGATGTGATACAAAAGGTCGTGCAGCAGGTAAGGTTATGGGTATGGCATCTTATGCACCTCAACCGATTACAGACAATGTGTTTTCTAGACATACAGTAGCACAACAATGTGAACTGGAGTCCTTAGAACACTCCTGTGCAATTATTCAACGTGCATTAGACCTAAACCCTGACCTTAAGAAAATCGTCCTCTCAGGCGGTTACTCGTTGAACTGTACAAACAATTATAAGTACATGCAACGATTCCCTGATGTAGAATTTTTCGTTGACCCTATTGCACACGATGGTGGAACTGCAGTTGGAGTTACATTAAATCTTGCAAGACACTTAGAGGATAAAATCGTTGAGGAAGTAACTGAAACATTAAATGGAGAAGAAGAATGATTGTAACAAATATTATTCGTGATATGGATGAGGTCTTAGACCAACTCATTGATGACCAACAAATCGTTGCAATCTATCAAGGTCAGTCTGAATGGGGCCCACGTGCATTAGGAAATCGTTCCATCATATTTGACCCACGTCATCCTGAAGCAAAACAAATTGTCAACGAGGTCAAACAGAGAGAAGACTACAGACCTTTTGCATGTAGTGTTCTTAAAGAACATGCAAGTGAATACTTTGATATGTTGCAATTAGAAGAACACGGTTCACCTTACATGTCTTTTGCAATTCAAGCTAAAGACAAAGCATACGAAGAGATTCCTTCTCTCGTTCATGCAGATGGTACGTGTCGAATTCAAACCGTAACCGAAGAAGGCAATCCAGTCTACTACAATCTAATTAAAAAGTTTGGAGAAAGAACTGGGACTCCTATTATTTTCAACACCTCGTTTAACTTGGGTGGAGAAAGTTTAGTGGAGAGTGTCTACGATGCAATCGACACTTGTAACCGTTCAATGATTAATCACCTTTACATTCCTGAAGAAGAAGGTGACCTCTACATTCCTTACGAATGTCTAAGACAAAAATCACCCAACCCTGAAGATTATGAAAACAAGTTCAGCGAAAGCTAAGGGACGAAAACTACAACAATGGTTTGCGAGTCTTTTAGTTGAAACACTAGGTGCAGACGAAGAAGATATAGAGTCACGTCCAATGGGTTCTCAAGGTGAGGACATCATTATGGGAAAACAGACTAGACAAATCTTCCCTTATAGTGTAGAATGTAAGAATCAAGAAGCAGTAAATGTTTGGAAAGCATACGAACAGGCAACTGAGAATTGCAAAGGGTATGAACCTCTTGTAGTTATCAAACGTAATCGTACCAAACCTTTAGTACTTGTTGATGCAGAATATTTTGTTAAACTACATAAGAATTAATTATGAATACAGGAATGCCAGAAGATTGGACTAAAACACAAGGTCATGTATTTGCACCTTTTGGGCCACCAGTTTATGTGGGTCAATTAGATGTAAATATTTTACATGAACTTCAAACACATGTTGATACTGTTAGGAATGATGAGTCACGTGATATGGGTGACCGTCTTGCAGGACGTATCATTCAACAATACAATATTTCAGACCTCTGCTCTGATAGAGTCTATGCTCATCTACATCAACACTTAAGTAATATGTGTGATGGAATAGAAAAGGTTACTGGTTATGAATTCGGAAATTTTGATATCAATCAATGTCTAGTTGATGCACTATGGGTTAACATTCAAAAAGCAAACGAGTACAACCCCCCTCACCTACATGATGGAATGTGGTCATTTGTAATGTACACTAAGAATGATATCTCTTATGAAGAAGCATTGGATAATCATTTCGACAGACAAAAAGGTCAGTCACTAGGTGGTTCACTTGAACTAAAATACGGTGAAATGAACTGGATGAACTTTTCACAATATCAACACTACCCTCAAGTAGGTGATATTATTATGTTCCCATCATGGTTGCAACATTGTGTTCACTCTTTCTATAAAGAAGGTGCAGAACGAATTAGTATTGCAGGTAACTTCCAATTTGCAGGGAGTCAAGGTGGTTAATATTCAAGAAAGAATGCGACAGAAAGCACTGGATGCTTATGTTGAAGTCGATGCACAAATTGATAAGTTTGTAGATAACGACTGTAAGAATTCTTTCTCCATGTCCAAGTATTTAAAACAACTAGAATACAGTGGTAAGGTTGTTGCATACATGCGAGGACTATTAAACGAACAGATAAAGGAACTGGAAAACAAAGAAGGGTGTGAACAAATAGAAGAGGCATACAACTTCCTCACCAAACCTCAACGTAAACGATTCATCAAATTTTTACAAGACATCGAAAAAGATGTGGATGCATACGTTGAAGAATACAAACCTGTACGTAAGGTTCGTATCAAAACACCTAAACAGATGGTTCGTAAATTACCTTACCAACAGAAGTTTACCAAGTACGAATCGATTAACCCTGAAGAAATTATTCGTGCAAGGATGCTTTACACTTACAACACTTCATCTAAAAAACTTACACAGTTTGATGCAGGTAACGGAGGATTGTCAGTTAAGGGTTCTCGTATTACAGGATATAATACTTGTAAAGAAAAGACCTTGACAGATTTGCAATTACTTGATAGACTGGTAGTGGGTGGTAATATTATTGCTAAAGGTTTCTTAGATGAGATACCAAGGTCAAAAGAAAAGGACGGAAACAATTTGATTACCAAAAATACATTATTAGTAAAAGTGATAAAATGATTTTAATAGACTTTACTCAAACCATTATTGCTGGTTTGATGGCACAACTTAAAATGAACGATGGTGAAATCTCTGAAGATTTACTTCGTCATATGATTATTAACTCTGTTCGTAACTACCAAAAAAGACACGGTGGTGACTACGGACAAATTGTACTATGTACCGATGCTGCAAATCCATGGAGACGTGACTTCTATCCTCAGTACAAAGCAAACAGAAAGAAAGCACGTGAAGCATCTGATATGGATTGGAAGATGATATTCGATACACTCCAAACAGTCAAAGAAGAAATCAGAGACAACTTTCCGTACAAGTATATGTACGTAGAACAAGCAGAAGCAGATGACATTATTGCAGTCATCACTAAACACTACAGTGATAAGGAAGACATTCTTATTGTGAGTGGTGATAAAGACTTTCAACAGTTACACAAATACAGGGGTGTACAACAGTTCTCACCTAACCTGAACAAAATGATTCGGTGTGATGACCCTAATGCATTCCTAAAAGAACATATCCTTAGAGGTGATAAGTCAGACGGTATACCAAACATCCTATCCAATGACAATTGTTTGGATGAAGGTATCAGGCAAACTCCACTTCGTAAACCAATGGTTGATAAGTATATGAGAATCACCATTGAAAATGACGATAAATACTATCGTAATTACTTACGAAACCAAACTCTTATTGATTTGGATTTCATTCCTAGTGACATGGAAGACAAAATTCTAAGTGAGTTTGATAATGTGGATGTACCAAGTGGAAAAGTATTTGACTACTTGAGAACACATCGTCTGAATGAATTGCTAAATAATATCGAGGATTTTAAATTATGACAGAAGAGAAAAAACGAGGTAGAGGAAGACCTAAGGGTGCTCCTAACAAACCTAAAATGGAACTCATCGAAAAGAGAGTTCGACTAACTAACAATGCAGATGTCTACGAGATTCTATGTCAAACAGACTTGGTTCTTGCAGAGTCAGAAGAAAATGCAATCACTGGATTACAAGTATTCAGTGACCGTAACGGTGCAGTAAAACCTGTATTACAATGGTTGTTTGATGATAAGATTGTATCACAACTACCTGAAGGTAAAACACCATACGGTGAAAACTCAGCACCAGGCCCTGACTTAACTGAGACTGCATTACGATTTGAATTTAAGAAGTTCAAATATTTTGTAACGGAACAGGTACCACCTGTACGAAGAGAAGCAATGTGGATTCAACTCCTAGAAGGTGTTACTGCTAAGGAAGCAGAGTTGATTGACCTAGTCAAAGACAAGGTAAATCCATTCAAAAACATTGATAAGAAGTTCGTACAAAAGACATTTCCGAACACAGTTTTTAACTAAATACTTTTGTCCTCAGAGACTATACATATGATAAAAGGGAAAGTTATGTATATACATTTCCTAGTGTGTAGAACTTTCTAGTCGAGTAGGACTCCATGGATTTTAATTGGGATATATTATGGCAGATGAAATAAACAAACCTTCGGAGTTTAGTCAAACTCCACCTGAACTTTCCGAAAAGGAAAGAATTCAAAAACGTATTCAAGACTTTCGTATTGGTCTAAAACCTCAGACAGCACAAGTTGTAAATGCATTACTAGAGACTCACCTTAAAAATGGTGGTGCAAAACTCAATGAACTAGAAGCAATGATTCTAGTACGTGATGATATTGGTAATGGATTAGGAGAGTACAATCTTGCAGTAGAAACTGCAACGAAAAGACTCAATGAGATTGTTGCAATAGAAGAACTTGAGAAACAAGAAGAGTTTGCAAAACGAATTGATTTGGAAAAAACCAAACTCAATGAAGAACGACTTCGAAGAAAAGAACTTGAGAAGAGAGTTGAAGAACTGATTGCTCAAGTCAACGGTCAAGATATAAGACAGTCACCTGATTGGACACCTTATACTCCACCTGAGTTAACACCTCAAGAAGTTCAAGAACCTGAACCAACTCCTGCACCTAAACCCAAATCAAAAGCATGGGATATGGTACGTGCATTAAATCCTGCAACAGAAGAAGAAACAAAATCACTTGATGATGTAACACCTGAAGAATGGGATAATGCATCAAAAGGTTTGAAGTCTTTCTCAGAAGTTACACAAGAAGACGTAATCACTGAAGACGAAGAACTGCAAGAGAAGATTGACGAAACCAAACAAGCAGTCGAACAATGGAAGGAAGATAATGTTGATACACTTCCTGACTTAGAAGACCTTTCTGAATTTGATAAAGAGGTCATTCAAGACGTAGAAGACGAAGACGTAGATATTGATGATGCATTCCAAGTACAAGAAGAAGACACTGAAACTCAACCTGACTTTGCACCAACAATAACTGCTGGTAATGCACCCAATCTAAGATTAGTGGATGACTACAAAGACCTTGAATCTGCAAAAGAAGAAGAAGGTGAAGAAGAGTATGATGAGATTGTTATTCCAAATAAATCAGAATTACAATCATTAACCAAGTCTAAAATCAAAGAGACTGCAGATGTACTAGGTTTTGAAGTAGACTTAACTCAAACTAAAGCAAAAATGATTGACTCATTTGTCGAACAGTCAGAAGCATACATTAAAGAATTAACAGAAGATAGTGGTTTTATCTCTGCGAGTGAAACCGATGAGGATGACAATGACAACGACAATTCGAGGGACGGTGGTTACTTCTAGTAACTCAACTGTAAGAGAACTAAAACCAAACGAAGTATCTCCAATTTATTCAGAGTTCCAGCAGGAAGTCTGTGAGGATTTACTTCGTTTTAACTTTCCAAAAGATTATACCATAAAACTAGGATGTCAATATGACATCGATAAAGTATGCCTTTATAAAGATGGTGACACTCTAGTGTTCTCTGTATTAGAACAACCACTAGGTGACCATATTTTTCTCAGACCTTTTTTGTGGAACCCAAATAAAAATCCTCTAACAAAAATACTAGACGAATATGAAGATGAACAGTTCTACTGTGTTCCAAAATATTATGCAGAACCCTTTACCGTTGGTTCAGACATAGTGTACAGATATGTGCATGAAACAGAAGATAGGGAGAGACACGTAACATGTCAGATAGAATCCCTGTAACTGCTGTCGACCAATACGACTTCTTAGAACATCGTAGAGAACAAGAAACCAAACATTGGGAAAAAAACACTGGTAATAATCCTCTCGACTCTATTCTTACCGTTGAAGTAAACACTACTGAACTCTGTAATAGAACTTGTGTCTTTTGTCCTAGACATGACCCTAAAGTATTCCCAAATAGAAATCTACACATGACTGTTAAAGGTGCAAACACTATTGCAGAAGAGTTAGGTGACAATAATTTTCAAGGTAAAATATCTTTTAGTGGATTTGGTGAGAACTTACTGAATCCTAATTTTATCGAAATTGTAAGAGAGTTTAGATTTAGTTTACCACAAGCAACACTTGAGTGTAACACTAACGGTGATAAGTTAGATATTGAATATGCTAAAAAGTTATTTAAAAATGGATTAGATTTACTTTACATTAATCTTTACGATGGCATTCATCAAATGGAACATTTTGATAAAATGATGTCAGATGCAAGAATAAGAGAAGACAATTATAGATACAGAATGCATTGGGGTGATTTTGAAAAACATGGACTCATTCTAAATAATAGAAGTGGTGTTATCGATTGGGTTGGCATAGAAGACGACAGTGTAGAGAATCTAAAAGGCAAACCTTGTCATTATCCATTCTACAAAATGTTTGTTGATTGGAACGGAGACGTATTGTTCTGTTCTAACGATTGGGGAAGAGAACACGTTGTAGGTAATCTTCTACAAGATTCTTTGCATGATGTATGGTTCAGTAAACCCATGACAAAGATTCGTAAGAGATTAATGAAAGGAGATAGAAGTCATTCGCCTTGTAACAAGTGTAGTGTTGACGGTTCATTATTTGGTAAACCGTCATTTGATATAGTGAGAGAGTATTATGAAAATAGCAATAACAGGTAGTACAGGACTTGCAGAGTTAATCAAACGAACATTTGAGTCAACACCCAATGCAGGTAAAACATTTACAGTCAAGTCTCTACGAATAGAAGACATTACAGCCAATGACACCAAGTGTTGGATATTTGACAAAGAGAATAAAAACCACATTGATGTTCTTATCAACTTTGCACATCAGGACTTTGACCAAGTAAAGGTTTTAGATATTGCACACAAAGCGTGGTGCGATGATAGTACAAAGTATATTATCAACATATCGTCACGTGCATCACAACCTAACATCTCAAAAGGATACATGTACTCTGCACAAAAGAATGCATTGAATCATCTTGCAAATAATCTAACTTATAATTCTAATAGAAAATATAAGATGACCACTGTCAACTTAGGTTTACTAAACCATGAGTTACCATCTGTACAGCATCAAGAGGTTGCATCTTTACTTTACAAGTTGGTTACAATCTATCCACACTTAGAGATTACTGACTTGACACTTCAAGCACATGCAAACTATCTTGAAGTTCAGGATGATAAATCCACTTTACAGGATGTAGATAAAATGGTAAAATCACTATATCCACAGAACGGAATGTAATAAATAACATTATGAGTATAGAATATAACGACTTTGGTTTCACTGCAATGGATGCTGATGAACTTGCATCAGTAGATACTAAGATTGTAGAAAAGACCACCAGTGCAACAGAAGTCATCAACAAATTAGACAACTTTATCAGACCACTCCTTGAGAATCTTGCCAAGGATTCTGACAAAGACTACATCTACTGGCCCAATCGTGTCGAGATTATCACTAAGAAAATCAACGAATTAAACGAAATCCAAAAAAACATATAAAAAAGGGGTAGACAATGCCCCACCACTTTTGTTACTATAGACTTCTTAACTTGGAGTACATTATGAATGCAGAAGAATACTACGTAAAACTCGGTCAGAAACTGATTAGAGATTGCGAAGACAATAAAATATATGCATCTAATTCAAAACAACCGTTGGATAAACAACGTGAATTAGATGAGAAGTGGAATGCAGCTGTGACTGCAGGAAACAAACTAGTGACTTATGGTACAACTTGGTCTCGGTTTGAATCTATCAATGACCTCACACCACTAGAGAAACTTGTAATCAAAGAACAAATTCAACTTTAATCTTTCCGTCCTTGTAGCTCAATCGGATAGAGCAACGGTCTTCTAAACCGTAGGTTACAGGTTCAACTCCTGTCAGGGACGCCAAATACAGAGGGTAAGTTATGGAACTTACACTAACAATCTTTTTGTGGTTAATAATAATTATCACAATAACCGTAGTAGGAGTATCCTTTTGGTTGACCTATGATTTAATTAAGTTCGATTTATTTCCTAAGGAGGAAGAAGAAGATGAACTATGACCGTTTTGATTTAGAAGAACAAATCATGAAGTGTTGGAGTGTGGTTGATGATGTGAATGATTTGTATGAACACATTGGAGACAGTGGTGAGTTTGTTGACATGCCACCCAAGTACGTTGACAAAGTAATGAACAAATTGTTGGGAGTCAAAGAACTCTATGACATGCGATTCCAAAAACTATGGGATGTCTTTGACTATATGATTAAGGATGGTCAGTTTCAAAGTGATTTTTATAACGATGAGTTCGTACAATTAGAATTAGAAGGTATTGACGATATTCCACTGAGAGACCTAACTGATACGGAGATTATAGACCTAAAATACGGAGATTAGCGCAGTCAGGTAGCGCACTCGTTTTGGGGACGAGTGGTCACAGGTTCAAATCCTGTATCTCCGACCATGCCTGAGTGGTGGAATTGGTATACACAAGGGACTTAAAATCCCTCGTCTTCGGACATGCGAGTTCAAGTCTCGCCTCAGGCACCATTTTACGAGACAATTCAATGACTTAGAGGGGTTGACAAAGCCCCTCATTTTTTGTTATTATATACACATGATGACAAATAAGGAGACTGAAATGGAACGTAATCTAGAAAACTTAATCCCTCTTGTGCAAAAGTTGTGTGATGACATCAATGAACTGCATATCAAAGAATACCCTACTCTTACTGAGTATCATACCTATTTTGAGGTTGCACGTAAGTACATCAAAGTAATTACCAACACTGGTAATCAACTTACTGTGTGGGGTTTCATTAATAAAACCAACTCTAAATTTGAAACTGGTACTGTTCTGAAGGCTGCAGGTTGGTCAACTCCAACTCTGAATGCAGGACGTGGTAACCTGTTTGATGGATATGAGATATTTGGAATGAGAAAGTATGGGCCTGATTATCTTATATAATCTTCTTGGGGGGTTGACAATGCCCCCCATTTTTTTATATAATGGTTACATGATGATTAATAAAGGAGACAAATGAACATAGGATACTTAAACGAATACGATGACATCAGATACAAACAAAGTGGTAAGTTTTACGAAGGTACTATTACCAAAGTTGTCAACAATGACTTTCCATTTATCGAAGCTGAGGTTTACGAAACAACCAGTTATAGTCAAAGACTGGATAAAAAACCTTTCACAGGTATCATCTATGCTGAATCATTCGAAGGTTTAGATATGGAATTTTGGTTTTACGGACAAGGATGTGACAACTCTGCAATAGGTGTGAGTGGTCATTGGGATAAACTAGTAGCATAGGAGACAAAATGATAAACAATCCAATATACCCAAAACCTGAAATTAAAGTTCTTGATGATGACAAGTTAGAAAATTACAATATCACATCAAAGAGGTCTAAAGCTGTTTTGAATTTTGAATTCGATTTTTGTGATAATAATGAGTTGAACGATATAGTTGAGAATGGTCTCGCTATTGCAGTTCACTAAGGAGACGATATGAATATATTAGAATACGATGTAAATGAATATGGTAAGAATGGTTCCCACTTACAAGGGTACATTAATACTGACTACGACACTCTAGTGTCTGTGTTGGGTAAACCTTCTTACACTGATGCAGACCCATATGCAAAAGTGAATTGTGAATGGGCGTTAACTGTTAAAGTTCCTGATGGTGATGACGATTGGGATTATGTACATGCAACAATCTACAATTGGAAGGATGGTTATATCCCTCTAGGCGAATGTCAATGGCATGTTGGTGGTTTCAATTACTCTGCTGTAGAAGTTGTTGATGCAATTGTGAGTGGTAATATCACTCCTGCTTATAGTGAGGTTGCATAATGATACGATTTATGTTAGGATTTATTTTGGTGTTAGGTGGTGTAGGTGGTATTGAACACAATACAGAAACCCTCTTACCACTTGACAGTTTATGTGTTATAATAGTAGGATTCCTACTAATGTTTTGGTTCATTATCGAACTGGAGGAGAATGATTATGACTATTGAAAAACGACACCACATTCTTGCTGAGACTAGTGGTGGTAAGTACACTGCAGAAGATGTGTACAATCTAGAGAAGTACGGTGCAACACATCCACGTGACCTTGCACCTAACGATGACATTGACACTGATAATGGTCAATGTGTTTGTGGTGAATACAACTGTCCTGATGGATATGTTCATACAACAAGTGGGTATTAATATGGAGATTGGATTTTTAGGTGGAACCCTACTATGTATTATTATGGCAAGTATGGTTTTTGTAGGTTTGCATATCAACAAACCTTTTCCGTGGGAGAAAGAAGATGATTCATAAACACAAATATGGAATAGACGGAGCTGCAAAGGAAAGAGAAACACTTCGTGTTTTACTTGCAGGTGCAGGTGGTACAACAATAGGATTTATTGTTGGTATGTTAGTTATGTTTGCAACAATGCAACAAGCACATGCATCTGATGAAAACGGTGATGTCTTTTGTCTTGCACAAAACATTTACTTTGAGAGTGGTAACCAACCTATGGTTGGTAAAATAGCAGTGTCACACGTAGTGTTAAATCGAGTTAAATCTGACTTGTATCCTGACACTATCTGTGACGTTGTTTATGATTCAAAGACTCGTATCAACTGGAAGGGTAACGAAGTGCCAATAAGAAATCAGTGTCAGTTTAGTTGGTATTGTGATGGCAAGTCTGATGACCCTGTAGACAGTAAGACTTGGATTGCATCTATGCAACTTGCACGTAGGATTGTAAACGGTGAGTGGACTGATATCACTGAGGGTGCAACCCATTATCATGCAGATTTTGTCTATCCCTTTTGGGCAGACAGTCTCAACAGAACAACAACCATTGATAACCATTTATTTTATAAGTAGAGGAAATTATGTATGATACAGTAGAAAACTTTAGAGAGTATCTTAAGAATACTAATTATGTTAACAATGGAGTGCAACATAAGTATGCATTTCCAAATGGTTATGGTGCAAGTGTAGTTAAACATGATTTCTCATACGGTGGTAAAAATGGTTTATGGGAACTAGCAGTTTTAGATTTTACCATAGACGAAGACGGTGACTTATGTTATACTAGTGGTATCACTGATGATGTGATAGGACACCTTTCATGGAAAAACGTTGAAGAGTTCTTATCGGAGATTAAACAATTATGAATTTATTTTACTTACACAGGAAACCAAAGAAGTGTGCAGAGTTGCACTGCGATAAACACGTAGTCAAAATGATTATTGAGTATGCTCAATTGATGTCTACTGCTCATCGTATGTTAGACGGTAATGAGTGGATGGACAAGACTGCAAACGGTAGAAACATTCGTAGGTGGGAACACCCTAGTGCATACATGGATGCATTGTTATACAAAGCATCACACATCAATCACCCTACTGCAATATGGACACGTCAGAAGACTGGTAACTATGAATACCTTTACAAACTGTTCTGTGCATTGTGTGACGAATACACATATCGATATGGTAAAGTCCACAAGACTGACTCTCTACTCAGAGACGTATTAGAAAGACTGCCTAAGAACATGGACAAGGGTTTATTCTCTGCACCTCCATGTGCAATGCCTGACGATGTTAAGAATGTTAACGTCATTGAAGCATATCAAAATTACTACAATAAATACAAAAAAGACTTTGCGAAGTGGACTAATCGAAACGTCCCTTCATTTATGGGAACGTGATATGCCAACATATGTATTTCTGAATACAGAAACAAATGAACTTGAAGAACACTTCATGTCTTACACTAAGTTAGATGAGTTCAAAGAATCCAACCCACATCTTGAATCACGAGTCACTGCACCTAGTATTGTCAGTGGTGTATCAGTAAAAGATAAACGTGATGGTGGATTCAAAGAGGTAATGTCAAAGATAGGTGATGCACATCCAGGCTCTAATGTTTACAATGAGTATGGAACCAAAGATATCAAACGAGAAAAAACTGTAGGTATTATCAAAAAACACCGTGACATCCAGTCAAAAAAGAAGTAAAATAGATTATGGAAATTAAAACGAGTACACTGGAGATTACTGATTTAGAACATCTTGACCTTCACACAGAAACAATAGACGGCAAAAGATTCTATGTAGATTCAGTAGGAAACAAATATCCTAGTGTCACTACTGTTACCAGTCTCTTAACTAGAGACCAAATTAAACTATGGAGAGAACGTGTAGGTGAAGAAGAAGCAAACCGTGTGTCAACTAAAGCTGCATCACGTGGTACTCGTATTCACCAACACATTGAAGACTATCTTCGAAAAGATAAACCATACATTGAATTTAAAAACATTTTAGAAGAGGCAATGTTTAAAGGTGTGAAACCAGTGTTAGATGAGATAACACCCCTTGCACTAGAAGCACCCCTTTATTCAAGACACTTAAAGATGGCTGGTCGTGTTGACTGTGTGGGTCTATATGATGATTCATTATGCATCATTGACTTCAAGACATCAAACAAATTTAAACAAGAGAAGTATGCAAAACCTTGGTATGTCCAAATGACTGCATATGCATTAATGGTCGAAGAACTCACAGGAGTTCCAGTCGATGAGTGTATGGCATTAGTCTGTTTACCTGATGGTAATTTTCAAATGTTCTTTTGTAATCCAGTGGATTATGTGGACGAGTTGGTCGGATTACGTAATCAATATCAAAATCTTTACGGAGTATAATTATGGCAAATCATGTAACCTTTAGTTTTGACATTGAAAATGTCAACGAAGAAGGACAAAAATTCCTCGGAAATGTATTTGAGGGAAAGGATGACCTACATCAAACTGAGTTTGAAGGTCAGAATCTAAGTGAATGTGGGCCCAAGTGGGCAACAATCGATGACACGGATAGTTACGATACTACCTTTACAGTGTATGGTGAAAGTGCATGGAGTCCACCTACGGACTACTTGGAAGCATTGCATGGTGCATTATTGAAAGTGTCACCTGATGCAACTGCAACAATCCACTATACAGATGAAGCACCTAACTTTGCAGGTGTCTACTTTTTTGAACCAGTAGATGATGGCAATGGTGGAAAGGATACTTGCATCGATGGTGTTGAATTAGATAACGAAGAAATCTTTGAACGATGGTCAGAAGAGTATAGTGAAGACTTCAACAATGCATTAGAAATAGTTGCAGAACAAGAAGGAATTGCTAAATCAGAACTTCTCGAACAACAAGAAGACTTCTATGACCTAATTGATTATGATGCAATACAAGAACCATACTACGATAATGTATGGGACGTTATTTCTAACTATCAATCAGAACAACTTAATATTCTAAAAGGGGGATAAAATGGCAGATTTTTATGATGAAAATAAATTCAATCTAAAACAAGATTGGAATTGGGGTAAGATATTTCATAAAGCAGATGATTGGATTCATCAAGAAGCATACGATAATGCATATAATAATATGTTAGAGTATCTTGAAATAGGAAGTGCAGACGAACTTACCGAAGTTCACTTAGATGAATGTCAAGCACTGCTTGACTACTTAGAGACCCCTTATGCTGAAGGTGGTGAAGGTATGGATATGAATGGACATAGTCCAACATATTATGCCTACTATAGAGTTATGATGGACTGGATTGAGAACTTCGATTTAGAACATGAAGGCGCCCCATTATCATGATTAGTAAGAAAGACTTCACAGAACAAGTGGAAAAACTTATTAGAAATGGTAAGGCAGGTGTAATGGATGCGATATGTCGTGTATGCGAACTGAACAACATTGAACCTGAAAGTACTAAGAGGTTACTAAGTGACCCTCTTAGAGAAAAGTTAGAGGCTGAAGCACAGTCTCTAAAGTTAATTAATCGAGGTAAAGGTTCACAAGGGACAATTACTTCATTCTTTAGTAATTAGGAGTATACTATGAATAAAGGTGATACAGTAAGTGTCGTTGCTACAAGTGGTGAGTACGTTGGTGTACTTGAAACATTTGAACCGTTGACACTCAATAAACCACGTATGATTGTTGCCAACCCTGAGGGTGGTATGGGATTTGCACGTGGTGTTGCAGTAACAGGTGAAGAGAACCCTGACAATATGGTGTTTGGTTCTTATGTGTTCATTGCAAAATCAAACGATAAAGTTACAGAAGCACATGCAACTGCAACTAGTTCAATCGTTAAACCTGACTCTAAGATTGTCACTTAAATGACAAGTAGAGAAGGATATGATGCATATACATTGTACCTTGGGATTAAGTTACACTTCAATTCCAAGGACTACAATTTTATCAAATACAATGGTAAAGTGAAAGCAGACATTCATTCTTTTCTAAAGAGAAAGGACAAATACCATTTCGGTAAACTCTATAAAACATACAAACAAGATTTACAGGATTTCTATATTGCAAATCTATCGTTTAAAGACCAGTGGGCAGGTGACCTGTTAACGGAAGAAGCAGATAGAGTGTATAGAGATTGGAAGAAGAGAAACCAAAAACTATCTTACATGTTTGACACAGAAGTGTCAGACCAACTTAGAAAGTTTAAGATAGACACTCTTCTCAAAGTTATGAATGGTCAACATCCTCGTTTACTAAAAGCTTATATGAGTAAACAGGTGTCACTAGAAACCATCTGTATTATGGATGAGATTATTGGATTTACAAAAGACTGGGATAAACTAATCTCAGAAAAGGTAGTGTATCCTGATATCTCAGTGAAGATAAACAAATACAAATCATTCGTGTCTTTTGACCACGATAAGTATAAGAAGAGACTTATAGAACTATGCTCACAATAGTAGGTAACGGCCCAAGTCGTTTACAATATGATTTAAATGACATTGGAGAATGGTGGGGGTGTAATCGAATCTACAAAGATGCAACACCTGACATTCTCTTTTGTATGGATATACCTCAACAGGTAGATATCATTACAAGTGGATATCACAAAGAACATAAGGTTGCTGTCGGTGGTTGGGAACCCTTGGAAATGGAATACTATTATGGTATGAAGATAGGGTTACAATTTGGTGAACAAAAAATTGTCGACAATGTAAATCAAGAAGACGATTGGTTTGTGGTGATGGGTGACTATCAATGTATGGATTTACTTAGCTATA